ACTGGGTTTTTACTAAAATCCTTAAAATTTATTGGTAAAGGATTTGTTAAATTTACTTTTTCTTTGATTGCCATAATTATAATTTTAATGAATAACCTACTGAATAACCACTCATTCCATAACCAACATTAAATAAGCCTTTCTTACGTGTCTTTAGACTTAATGTGATGTTGTGATTCACTTTACCTAAATCTCTCGTTATATCGCTTCTTATGCCTAAATACAAAGCCGCTTTGCTCTTGGATTCTATATTGTTTGTTATTGTGATTGTTTTTTCTTGGATTTTGGCTTGGAATGACCTGCCGATGATTCTGTTTTGGCTGATGGTATCTTTGATAACGTAGAGGTTACTATCTTGTCTGATGCTATCAGTAAACTCTTTAGCCTGGTTATAATCTTTAACAATGTAGGTAGTATCATAATTTTGCTTATAAATAGTATCTAAAATCTTAAAAGGTATTTTATCGCCTTTTGTATGCTTTGTGAAAGTTTTCACAGTAAAAACGGTATCTATTTTAGTTTTAGTAACTGTCCTTGTTGGAATCCTAAGTTCAAACAAAAACAAACACACTAAAACCAAAATAAATATTATTGCGTTCTTAATCATTTTATTTTGTTTGTTGCTTTAATGTAATACCTAATGGCAAATACTCCACTAATTATAGCAACAATAGAAGCTATTAATGTAACTATCGGTTGCACATTTGCAATACTAAGCATTGCCCCTGTTACACTTACTACAGTCGCCAAATCAGCGTTATTATTTGTCATCTTTAATCTGAGGTTGTAATTGTTTAACTAATTCTGCTGCTACTGCCTTAACTTGAATGTGTGGTGCAGTTGATTCCTCAATGACTGCCAATACTGCATTCCATTCAATCGCAGTTAATTCTACTGTTAACTTTTGTACTTCTGTTGTTTGTTCTTCTTTTTCAGTTTTCATAGGGTTGATTTTATGTCAAATATGGTTAATTATTGCCTTGTGTTTGTGTATTTTTTAAAATGTCTATTTCTGCTTTTAATTCTTGAATAGACTTCACAAGCAAAGGTATTAACTCGGTATAAGATAGCCTTAATCTTTGATCTTCATCATCATCCTCTGTGACTGCATAAGGGTATGTCATCTGAACATCTTGAGCAATTAAAAACGCTCTTTCAACTGTTTCAAGATCTGTATTATACCTCCCGATAACTGTTCTATAATCTTTCAAAGTTGTTAATGCATCCTGACTCGGCCTGATTATTGTTTTCTCGCGAATATCAGACAATGAACTCCATGAAGTCCCACCATTTGCAAGTTCAACCCCATTAGTTTGAGCAACAACCCTAATTTTAGAGGATGCCGGAGTTGATTGAATTTGAAAATAATTATTTGTGTTATCCCAAAATATAACCGATTTGCCAGAATTGTTATTATACCAATCTATTTGCGTGAATCGCTCACCTGCATTGTCTAATATTAATTGATTTCCGTTGGCTGCATCTATTCTTGCAGCATCATTTATCGTCACCGCTCCACTAAACGTAGCACTTGTACCTGTTAAGGCTCCTGTATTTGCAATTGTAACTTTATCAGTTCCAGATGCCTGAAATTTAGCAATAACTCCTGTATAGGAATCAGCAATTAATCCAACTCCACCTGTGTTATTAGCAATAAAAATACCACCAACTCCAGTAGTAGCATTTCCAGTAACTGCATTTCCGCTTGTTGCTTCTCCTGATACACCAAATCCGCTTGTAGCTATTCCTTTTACAACACCAGATAAAGTTGTTCCTGTAAAGGTTGCACTTGTGCCTGATAATGCTCCTGTGAGCGTACCTCCTGCTAATGGTAAGTAAGTTCCCGAAATATTTAAATAGGTTAATGCCTGTGCTTGTGACATCTCTCGTATTTGACCAGTTGAGGACGTGCCTACTAATTTAGTGGGTGCAAAATCGCCGTAGGTAGTATTCATAAAGTAGGTTCGTGCTACTATATCGGAATTAGCATCTCTTCTTGGTATTGTGTTAGATACCTCGGTAACATCGGAAGCAAAACCATTTAATAAAGATGCACTACCTGTTAATGTACCAGTTAAACCTGTTGAGAATGTTTTTTGTCCCGCAATAGTCTGCGTTCCTGTTGTTATTAAACCTCTAGCAGTTGCACTTGCACTTGGAATATTAAACGTATGCGTATCTACAGAACTTGAAATATTAAAATCAGTCCCTGTTGTCCCAACTGCAAAATATTGAGCCTGTTTTGTTAATCCGTTAAGAGCCGTTAAACCATTCGAAAAAGTTGTAACTATCTCTGATAAATGATTGTCCTCAGTATGTAGCGTAATTGTCCTGCCTGAATGGGTAACATAAACCCGAATCGCTAACCTATCTGTTATTGCTAAAACAGTCTCAGGAATACCAACCGATGTATAATAAATATCTATTGCCGTTCCGTTTGTTATGCCCTCCGGCGTAGCTGAGCTTGTGCCTAATAGCGTAAATGTAGTGCCGTTATATTTGTAGACCTCTACGTAAAATGATGGCGTACCTCCGCTAGATGATGCACTAAAGTACATTTCTACGTTCCAATTACCTGCCGGTATTAATAAAGATGCAGGATCGTTTGCATCTGTTATAAATTGCGCAATATACCCATCTGCGCCAATAGTAAAATCTGTTCCTGCCCCGATAACAGGCGTTTTATTCATTTCATAATAGGCATTCCCACCTATTGTACCCTGACTAACCGAACCATTAAGATAATAGGAAACTGATGAACCACCGCCACCATTTGTCGGAAAATCAGCCAATGCACCGTCTCCTCTAATATACTGAGATGCTGCACCTATTGCCGTTACTGCTAAAGTGCCTGAACTTGTTATAGGTGAATTAGCTACGTTAAAAGCCGATGGCATTGTTAAGCCAACGGAACTCACTTTGCTATTAATCTGGTTCTGCACTTTGCCGAATGCTTGTAAGATAGTATCGGTTGCGGCAATAGCGCCACCTGTGACCGATAAGCCTGTCAATAGTTTACTAGTCACTCTGGCATCTGTCACAATACCTCCGACAGTTGTCCTATACGCAATCTGATTGCCAGTAATGGCAATAGGTATTATATTAGCATCCGTTACCGAACTCGGTAATGCCGTAAAATCCTTTAAATAAACTCCATTTATAACTGGCATATCTTTTAATTTACAAATACATACAAACCACCACCATTATCAACATAAACACCCTCATCCTGCGCCCAGACATTATAATCTAGAGCTGCATTTACAATAGCTCCATAGCCGGTAATAACTCCTGTAAATTTAACAAAATCCTCTGATGTTCCGCTAATCTCTAAAGATTCTAGAAATCCCTCACCTGCATCGCCCTCATTCGTATCTGTGTTAAGCATCGACCAATCCATAATCTGTCTTGACCTGCCTAAATCTTTTAACTGATCCCAACCTATTATAGCTTGATCTGTTGAATAGACCGCTTCAAAACTTATAGAATAAGAATGCAACTGAGGTAACTGCTTCTGCGCCATGTCCTGCGTAGATTTGCAGGTTTTAATAAAGCTAATGCTCTCAGCTAGATTATTACTAAGCAAACACCCGACTGGCGTATCGTTTATATAAAGCATTAAATCAGTCATAGCCTGTAATATTACCACTAAATTTAATAAAATCTTGCACCTCACCTACTATCTCTAGATTCTCTATAAATCCTTGCCCTTGCTCACCCTCTATGCCATCACCTGTAATTTCCCAATCTATCTTAACTCTTTCAAGCGATTTTAAGCCTGTCCAAGACATTATATTATTGTCGGTAGTCATAACACCCTCAAAGGGTATTGAGTAGGTGTAGATTCTACCTAATTGAGTTAGTCCGCCTGACTGTGAAGTCTTGCACGTTGCTAGAAAAGAAATCTGCTCAGATTTACTTACAGAGATTAAACAACCTACAGGAATATTGTTTATAAATAACATCATGGCGTTCCTTTTACTGTTACTTTTGTTGTCGCACCATAATCTGGCGTTAGCGTATAATCCAGAGCAATTTCGTCATCTACTATTCTACCTAAAACTGCTTTACAGATGTTCTGCTGCAAGTCATAGTTAAGGCTTAAATTCATAAAGTAACCCTCTATTAAATTAATTGACCACCTCTGAACAGGATTAAAATATCCAAATATAGAACCTTCAAATCTAACAAATGGTCCTGCATATAGCCTTTGTTTTTCTTCAACTGCTATGCGTAAAAATGCTTTACTACTTTCATATGGAGTAGCTAAAATACT